CCTAGAAGCGCTGAACAATACAAGACAGTCCATCGACCCACGCTACTGGAACGCCCAGTACATGCAGAACCCGACCAGCGACATGAGCGCGCTCGTGTCAAGAAAAGACTGGAAAATATGGGAAGCAGATGATCCGCCAACGTGCGAGTACATCATTCAGTCATGGGATACGGCGTTTGAAACTAAGAACAACTCGGACTACTCTGCGTGCACAACGTGGGGGGTTTTTTACAATAACGAGGACCGCGGGAGCCCCAACGTGATACTGCTCGATGCGTTTAAAGATCGGATGACTTTCCCGGAACTCAAAGAAATTGCACTAAAGCACTACAAAGAGTGGACGCCTGACGCGTTCATTGTAGAAAAAAAGGCGGCGGGAGCGCCGCTGATACAGGAGCTGCGGCTCATCGGGATACCCGTACAAGAATTTTCCCCAAGTCGCGGCAACGACAAGATGGTGCGACTAAATGCGGTAGCTGACCTATTCAGTTCAGGCAAAGTATGGGCGCCAGATACCCGCTGGGCACGCGAAGTGATTGAAGAAATAGCATCCTTTCCAGTTGGCGAACACGATGACTTCGTGGATACTACGACTCAGGCACTGCTGCGCTATCGGCAGGGGGGCTTTATCAGTCTCGAAACGGATGAAAAAGACGAGTTAACTTACAAATACCGCAGACGTGCGGCGTACTACTAGGAAAACAAATGGCTACTCAAAAATACATGGGCAAAGGGGTCTTGCTAGAACGTTTGACAGAACAAATGCGCACACAGAAAAGTCCGCCTAAAGATCCAGAAGCAACCGCTCGCGCAGTGTTGATGGCGCGAGGTATGATAGATGCCAAAGGTAGTTACACCAAAAAAGGTGAAGAAAGAAACAGCATGACGGCAGAAGAGCGGGCAAAAGATCGCGCTTCAAAACGTACTGGCAAGCCAGTAACCGCTTTCGGCTACAACCCAAAAACAAATATGGCATTAAGGAAGAAATAACATGAGCATAGAAAAATCGCTGTACCAAGCACCCGCGGGCTTAGCCGAATTAGCCGATCAAGAGCCTGACATTGAAGTAGAAGTTGAAGATCCCGATGCGCTGCGGATCAGCGTTGAAGGCGAAGAAATTTTAGAGTTTGAGAAAGGCGACGGCATTGCTGGCGACTTTAACGAGAACTTAGCGGAAGTGCTTTCATCTGGTGTTTTGCAGTCCATCGCGTCTGATTTGGCAGAAGACATTAGCAACGACTTGGCTTCGCGCAAAGACTGGGAAGAGATGTACAAAGATGGTATTACGCTCTTGGGCCTCAAGTTCGAAGAAAGAACAGAACCATGGGATGGCGCTTGCGGGGTGTTTCACCCGATGATTACAGAGGCGGTAGTTCGCTTCCAGTCAGACACCATCATGGAGACCTTCCCAGCCAGAGGTCCTGTAAGAACACAAATTATTGGTAAAGAAACGCCAGAGAAAAAAGAAGCGGCGATGCGTGTCCAAGAAGACATGAACTACCAGCTTACCGAAAAGATGCCTGAGTACCGCCCCGAGCACGAGAAAATGCTGTGGAACCTGCCAAGTGCTGGTTCGGCGTTTAAGAAGGTGTACTTTGACCCCAGTATCGGCCGTCAAGTGTCGATGTTTATTCCTGCTGAAGATGTGATCCTGCCGTACGGCATCTCCGAAATTAACACCAGCCACCGCATTACCCACCGGATGCGCAAGGGTAAAAACGACCTCTTGAAACTGATGAACGCTGGGTTTTACATTGACGAAGAACTGGGCGAGCCAGACAAGTTTACGAGTGACATTCAGGAACGCAAAGACAAAGAGACTGGCTTCTCGGCTAGCTACGACGACCGCTTTGAGATGTACGAAGCGCACGTTGACCTTGATATTGAGGGCTTTGAGGACCGGGGCGACGACGACGAGCCTACCGGGATTGCACTACCTTACGTGGTAACGATGCTGCGCGGCACCAACACTATCTTGGCAATTCGTCGTAACTGGAAAGAAGAAGACCCGCTTAAGATAAAACGCCACCACTTTGTTCACTATCAATACATTCCGGGATATGGCGCCTATGGCTTCGGTTTATTTCACCTTATCGGCGGTTACGCTAAGTCTGCTACTAGCATCATGCGGCAACTCGTCGACGCAGGAACCCTCTCTAACTTGCCCGGCGGTCTCAAAGCCCGTGGCTTGCGTATAAAGGGTGACGACACTCCGATCGCTCCAGGTGAGTTCCGTGACGTAGACGTTGGTAGTGGCTCGATCCGCGACAATATTCTCCCGCTTCCGTACAAAGAGCCTTCAATGGTTCTGTCGGGCTTGATGGATAAGATTGTCGAAGAAGGCCGTCGCTTCGCTGCAACATCAGATATGAAGATTGCCGACATGTCTGGTAATGCCCCCGTTGGCACGACGCTGGCTATTCTTGAAAGAACCTTGAAGGTGATGTCTGCTGTTCAGGCACGCGTTCACTACTCGATGAAACAGGAACTTCAACTCTTAGCCGGCATTATTCGCGACTACACTGATGATGAGTACACCTATGAGCCAGAAGAAGGCACCCCACACGCAAAGAAAGCGGACTACAGCAATGTTGAGGTTTTGCCTGTATCGGATCCGAACGCAGCGACCCTCAGTCAACGCGTCGTCCAGTACCAAGCCGTTATTCAACTGGCGCAGATGGCGCCACACATTTACAACCTACCAGTTTTACACCGTCAGATGTTGGAGGTGCTGGGTATTAAGCACGCAGATAAGCTGGTACCGCTTGAAGAAGATCAGAAGCCGGTTGATCCAGTTTCTGAGAACCAGAATGCGCTAAGGGGCAAACCGCTCAAAGCCTTCCAGTATCAGGACCACGAAGCCCACATCAAGGTACATACGTCGGCTATGCAGGATCCCGTTGTTATGCAGCTTATTGGGCAAAACCCACAGGCACAGGCGATTATGGGCGCAATGCAGGCACACATCGCTGAGCACGTCGGCTATGCCTATCGTCAGAAGATAGAGCAAGCGCTTGGTGTATCTCTACCTAACCAAGAAGACGAGTTGCCAGAACAGATGGAAAAAGAGATCAGCCGCCTGATGGCAGAAGCCTCTGGTCAGGTTCTTGCCGAGTCCAAAGCAATGATGGCGCAGCAACAAGCCCAGCAAAACGCTCAAGATCCGGTACTACAGCTCCAGATGCAGGAACTTCAGATTAAGCAAAAAGAAGTAGCGCTTAAGGAGAAGAAGCTGATTACGGATGCTGCCGCTAAAGCGGACGAGTTACGGATTAAAGAAGCCGAAATTATGTCCAAGGAGCAGATTGCGGGTATGAATGCGCAGATTAAAGTTGCGCAGGCCGATAAGGCACAGGCCCTCAAGGAAAAAGAGTTTGCGGTATCTACGGGAGTAGACATGGCGTATAAACGCGCCTCGTTACTAAAGAAAGAAAAACCAACAAAGGAATAAACGATGGATTTGTTAACAATGGACTTTATCCAAGCGATGCGGGAAAAGATTCGCTCAGATATGAACAACTTTACGGACGACATGGCTAACGGCCAATGCCAAGACCATGCGTCCTATAAAGAGCTTTGCGGGGTGATTCGAGGTCTAGCCTATGCAGAGCGTCACTTACTTGACCTCGCTGAAAATATAGAAAGAGCCAACGATGAGTGAAACCATCGCATTACCGGAATCTGAATTAATCCTGCCGCCGGGCGTATCTGTCCCAAAAGTGGATCATGAGTTTGAAACAGCCGAGCAAAAGGCGCAATCCCTACCAGAACCAAAGGGTTGGCGTTTGTTGTGCGCATTGGTTGAAGTCGGAGACACCTTTAACGGCGGTATTGTTAAAGCCGATCAAACCATAAAAACTGAGGAAATCACTTCCCCTGTGTTGTTTGTTGTAAAAGTAGGCCCCACCGCCTATGACGCCGAGAAGTTCCCAGACGGCCCATGGTGCACGGTTGGAGACTTTGTTATTACCCGTCCATATTCCGGGACGCGGATCATGATTCACGGAAAAGAGTTTCGCTTGATTAATGACGATCAGGTCGAAGCGACAGTCGAAGACCCCCGCGGCATTTCGCGCGTTTAAAGGAGCTACACATGGCAAATGATGACTTTAAATTTCCTCACGAAATAGAGGAAGAAAATACGGGTAAACCCGAACAAGACATTGAGATTGATATTGACGCTGAAGGTGATGTGTCAATTGAAATTGAAGATGACACCCCCGAGCGCGACCGCAGAGCAAAACCGCTTGACCACGACGTTGAAGATCCAACCGACGAAGAAATCGAGAATTACACTCAAGGTGCGCAGAATCGGATTAAACAGTTAACCCACGCACGGCACGACGAAAGACGCGCCAAAGAAGCCGCTCAGCGTGAAAGGCAAGAACTTGAGCGTTTAGCCCAGCAATTCATGGAAGAGAACAAACGTCTTAAAGAGTACGTCAACAGTGGTCAGACTACTTTCCAAGAAACTCTGCAAGCTAAAGCCGAAGCAGAAATGGAAATGGCGCGTCGTAAGTATAAAGAAGCGCAAGAATCCTACGACTCTGATGCTATGTTAGCGGCGCAAGAAAATTTGACAGAAGCCAAGATGCGTTTGGAATCTGCAAAAAATTTCAGGCCAACCCCTTTACAGATAGAAAGAAATGATGTACAAACGTATCAATCAGTACCAGAATCACCAAGTCTCGACGATAAAACCTTGCGCTGGCAAGCAAAAAACCAGTGGTTTGGGACACCAGGGTACGAGGAACTAACAGCTTTTGCACTAGGGCTGCATCAAAAACTAGTGACTACGGGGGTAGATCCCCGCTCTGACGAATACTTCGAGCGCGTTGATGCTCGCTTAAAACAGGTGTTCCCCGAGGTGTTTAAAAGCACTGAGGCGGCTAGAGCAGAGCCTTCAAAGAAACCTGCAAATGTTGTGGCTCCTGCCACTCGTTCATCGGGTGCCAAGAAAACAATCAGACTGACTACGACCCAAGCCCGCTTGGCCGAAAAGTATGGATTAACCCACAAACAGTATGCACAGGAAGTTCTTAAATTGGAGACTCAAAATGGCTAATACCCGCACACCACGAGATTTAGAAACTCGCGAAAAAACCCCAACTCGTTATGTTTACAAACCAGCGAGTACATTACCCGATCCAACACCCGATCCAGATTATGATTTTTTCTGGGTGGCTATTTCGATTGCAGGGCAAGAGCATGCAACGAATATGTCTCAAAAACGACGTGATGGTTGGGAACCTGTTAAAGCAGTAGATCATCCTGAGCTTCAGGTGAATGGTAACAAAGACGGAAACGTTGAAATTGGTGGATTGCTTTTGTGCAAAGCACCAAAAGAGATGATTGAAGGTCGGCGTCAATACTATGCCCAAAAAGCTCAGAATCAGATGGAGTCTGTGGACAACAGTTTTATGAAAAACAGCGATGCTCGTATGCCTCTCTTTAGTGATCGCAAGACCACAGTAAGTAAAGGCGGCGGCTTCGGTAATGGTAGTAAATAACTTTTAATTTTAGGAGATTTATTATGGCTTATCCAAGCGTAACAGCTCCATACGGCTTAGTTCCGATCAACAGCGTGGATGGCAAACCCTACGCTGGTGCAACCCGTCAATTGCCAATCGCAAGTACTTATAACACTGCGATTTATAACGGGGATATTGTGGCTTTAGTCGATGGGGGCACTATTGCACTATCAGGCGTTACAAATGACTCTACAACTACCGCTGCTAACTACACTTATGGTGTATTTGTTGGTGTTCAGTATGTAAATAGTCAAGGTCAAACAGTTCAAGCTCAGTACTACCCAGGTAATGCTGCTGCTACTTCTGCTGTGGCTTATGTTGTTGACGATCCTATGGCTGCTTTTAAAGTAGCTGTTGTATTTGCAAACAGCGTTGTAACTACTGTTAACCAAAGCATTGTTGGTGTAAACATGGCAATCGACCAAGGTACAGGTAGCACAACTACTGGTAACTCTGGTGCAGGCGTTCTTGTTGCTACCGATAACGCAGGTAATGCAGCAACTCTGCCAGTTCGCGCCGTTTCCGTAATTTCAGAAACAGCTGCTAACGCAACAGCCTTCACTGAAGTAGTAGTGAAGTTGAACAATCCACAAATACTCCGTGCAACGGGTATTGACTACGCTGCTTAAGGAGCTTAAAAAATGGCTATTTCACGCGCACAACTACTGAAAGAGTTGCTCCCAGGTCTAAACGCTTTGTTCGGTCTCGAATATAAGCGCTACGGCGAAGAGCACAAAGAGATCTACGAAACAGAGAAATCTGAGCGTAGCTTCGAAGAAGAGACCAAGCTGTCTGGCTTCTCTGCTGCACCAGTCAAGAACGAGGGCTCAGCCATCGCTTATGACAATGCACAAGAGGCTTTCACAGCACGCTATACACACGAAACCATTGCTTTGGGTTTCTCAATCACTGAAGAAGCGATTGAAGATAACTTGTATGACAGCCTATCCGGCCGTTATACCAAGGCTTTAGCTCGTGCAATGGCATACACCAAGCAAGTTAAAGCTGCTGCCGTATTAAACACCGGCTTTAGCGTTAATGGCGGTGATGGCGTTCCTTTGTTCTCCACAGCCCACCCCTTGGTGTCTGGCGGTACTAACAGCAACCGTCCTACAACTGGCGCTGACTTAAACGAGACTTCCTTGGAAGCCGCCGTTATTCAGATCGCTGCTTGGACCGACGAGCGCGGTTTGCTCATCGCTGCAATGCCACGTAAATTGGTAATTCCACCATCATTGCAATTCGTTGCAACCCGTTTGTTGGAAACCAACCTCCGCGTAGGCACAGCCGATAACGACATCAACGCAATTAAGAACAATGGCTCGATCCCAGAAGGTTACTGTGTTAACCACTATCTGACCGACAACAACGCATGGTTCTTGACCACTGATGTTCCAAACGGCATGAAGCACTTTGAGCGTATGCCTTTGTCCAATAACATGGACGGAGACTTTGACACTGGTAACGTACGTTACAAGTCACGTGAGCGTTATAGCTTCGGCTATTCTGACCCACTTGGCATGTTCGGTTCGCCAGGCGCTTAATCAGCACCTAAGTCGTACTAGACCCCGCCCAAAAAGCGGGGTTTTTATTTGTGTAAACCACTTGCACAAACTTAAAATAGTAGTAAGATTGTGGAAACTGGGCAACCAGCTTATTAGACTGCCCCAGCAGACGATATACCGACTAATACGCTAACTTGTATATAAGGACTTAAAATGGCTAATACCACATTCAGCGGCCCAATTCGTGCTGGCAATATTCCAAACACAACAGGTACTACAGTTGGTACAGACGTACGCAACGTAGGTCAAGTTTTAATGGCTCAATCAGCTGTTATTGATATTATTGGCGCCTCGGCAACCACAACAGTTGCCACTATTCCCGCAAATTCACAAATCGTTGACTGCATCCTGAACGTAACTACTGTAAATAATGACGCAAACGCAGCGGCGGTTGTTGTTGGTGTTTCAGGCGATACAAACGCTTTTATCCCGTCAACCTCTGTTAAAGCTCTGGCTACTACACGGGGCACTTTGGATACAGAGGCAACGGACATTGGGTCT